ATACCAAGCACCAACTGTTAATACAGTTATTGATGCCGAAGGTGATTTACTGGTTGGCGATACTGCCGACACAATTCAACGCTTAGCCATTGGCTCAAATGCACAAGTCCTCACAGTTGATACAACTGTTGATGGCAAAATCAAATGGGCAACTCCATCTGCTGGTGCAACCTTTGTTGGAGTGCAAGTAACTAAAACCGCCAATACAAGTGTTGGTGCAGGTGCAAATGTTCAAATTCCTTGGGATTCTGAGGCATTTGATACTAATGGATTTCACGATAACGTAACTAACAATGCACGTTTGACAGTCCCAAGCGGACAAGGTGGTTATTACACAGTTTATTTTGCTATGCAATGGGCTTCATCAGCAACAGTTGCCCGCAGAATTGTTGCAATTTACAAAAATGGCAATTCAAGTACAGGAACTTTTATCAACAATTTTGAAACATCATCTGTTAATTTTCCAAGTTGTGCAATGAGTTTTACCATAAATTTAGCAGCAGCAGACTGGCTTGAGATAGACGCATATCAAGGTACTGCTAGTGCTTTAGATTTTAGATCATCAAATGCAATCTTTGGAATGGAGAAAATAGGCTAATGATTTCTTTTAATAAACCAACTAATGTAAATGGTTTTGAATTACGGCAAGAACTAAATGATGCTGGAATTTCAATCGTAGGCGATATTGGAACTGTCCTAATTACTACCGATGGTTTGCTTTGGCTTGATATTACAGAAGCAGATGCCGAGGCAGCAGCCGTAGTAGTTGCTGCCCATAACGGAACTATCTAGCCTAGGCACAATCCCTCAAGATTATGCTAAATAAATTATGAAACCATGGTTATCAAAAGCGGCGGTNCAACTGCGTGAGCAGATCGATGACACTTACCAAGATCGCAGCCGGAAATCTGATGGGTGGGCGGCTGATCTGCGTCACCAATTACGAGGTAAGAGCGACCACATACCCGACAGCAAAACCGGAGTCGTTAGGGCTATCGATGTTGACGCTCGCCTTTCTGACGACAAAGGGGCTTCAGCATATTTGGCAGATCAAATTCGACAGTATGCAAAAAGTTACGGACGTATATCTTATGTAATTCATTTGGGGAAAATTGCCTCTCCGATTATGAATTATAAATGGAGAAAATACCGAGGTTACAACCCACACAATCACCACATCCATATTTCATTCCGTAAAGACCAAGATAAAAATTCAGAGTTTTTTGATATACCACTAATAGGGGGCAAAAATGCAAAATAAAGCAATTGAAATAATCCAGTCTTATGGACGAAGTGCGTTTGTCTGTTTGTTGACAATTTACGTAACTAACCCTTCCGGTAATTTCGATGACATTTGGAAGGCCTTTTTAGTGGCTTGGGTAGCACCAATTTTGAGAGCCTTAAATCCTGACGACCCTGCTTTCGGTATCGGTAGTAAAGAGTAATGACAGCCCTTGAGTGGGCTGGTTTTTTAGCAGGAATCACAACCACACTAATCGGACTTCTCGCCGGCCTTCGATGGCTAGTCAGAGGATGGCTTAATGAACTCAGGCCTAATGGCGGTAGTTCAATGAAAGATCAATTGACACGCCTTGAGCAAAGAGTCGATGAACTCTTTATTGTCATAACTAGGAAGTAGACTCTACCTATGGCTACTAAACGCAAACCTAAAAAGAAGGTTGCTAGGAGACGGCGCACAACTAAAGAGCCAGTTCTTACTAAGTTAGATTTTTGGGCGATAGCCGCTAATGAGGTTTATATGGCTTGCAGAAAATCAGGAATGGACGAAGGAACAGCCCTTGCCTTTGCAATGGATAGAGCCTCTTATCCTGACTGGATTGTGGATACTAAAGACCCAATTAAAAATCCATTAGACGACTTTGACGAGGATGACGATTAAGCGAATCGCCTTTATAAGTGATCTCCAGTCTCCGTTTATAGACGAAAAAAGCGTCAAACTGGTAGGAAAGTTTTTAAGGAAATGGAATCCTCACCGGACTATTCAAATCGGTGATGAAATCGATCTACCTCAATTAGGTGGATTTAATGCAGGAACAATAGATGAGATGGTTGGGAACCTAGATGATGATAGAAAGTTTACGCAAGAGGTACTTCAGTATCTCGGTGTTACGGATGTACTAGGTAGTAATCATGGAATCAGACTTTACCGATCAATCAAAAAAAGATTACCCTCTTTCCTCAACCTACCCGAACTGCAGTATGAACGTTTTATGGGGTATGATAAACTCAAGATTAAATTCCACCCCTACGGACTTGATTGGGCGTACGGCTGGACGGCAGTTCATGGAGACTCTTTCCCTCTTAGTCAAGTCCCATCACAAACGGCCTTAAATGGGGCTAAGAGGCTTGGTAAGAGTGTAGTTTGTGGGCATACCCATAGACTAGGGTTATCGGCCTTTACAGAGGCTTCCAGAGGCCAAATAGGGCGTACCGTATGGGGATTAGAGGTCGGAAATCTCGTTGACCTTGCCTCAAGTGGAATGGCCTATACAAGGGGTTACGCCAATTGGCAACAGGGCTTCGCAGTAGCCTACGTGCAAGATCGTAAAGTGCAGGTTATACCTATACCTATCAACAACCATAGTTTTATTTTTGAAGGTAAATTGTATGAGTAGGCAGACCGATTATGAGCCTAGAGATATAGATGAACAAATTGACGCCTTTGACGAATTAGGGCTTATATAACAAAACTGTTATAAGACACGCCGGCACCGATATTGATGGTGTCGGTTCTATCTGTCATCCTTCTCGTATCCAAGTCACTCGCTTGGTGTAACGGAAAGGTACAAAATGAATTTAACATTCATAGACTTCGAAATGCTAACCGAAAACCAAATGCAGTTCAAAGGTATTGATTGGGAAGCCCAAGCCGATAGATTCGACCAAGCCCCTAACTTTGAATATGAATATATTTATTGGGTAGAAAATAGTGCCGCCTTAGTCTTGGCGACTAAATACCTACAACAACAAGGTCATGAGTATCAGATCAATTACGACCTGAGATTTGACCAACCTATATTTACAACAAACTTCGCCGGTTCATGGGTGAATGCATGAAAATCAACGGACTGACAATTTTGTGGTTCATGATAGCAACCGGACTACTTGCCTACGCAGTTAGTTTATGGCAAACCGAGGTTTACAATCGGGGCTATTGGCGTGGGCGTGCGGTGGGTTGGGATATGCACCGCCGTATGATAACTATAAAAAAACTATCGGACGAGGTATTTGACTATGAACAGAACAAATGACTTATTTGACGAGGTAAGGACTACCTTGTCTGAAAGGGGTAAGTTTTATGGTTCTAGTCGAACCAATCATGAAAGAATCTCGGAGTTATGGAGTGCCTACCTTGGTGATTACATTTCACCAATGCAGGTCAGTATCTGCATGTGCCTCGTTAAGATCAGTCGTCTTAGTGAGTCGCCTAACCATATCGATTCAGTTAAGGACGGTATCGGGTACCTCGCAATATATAATCAAATACTCAAGGAGTACGATACAGAATATAAAGGTGAGATAGATGGCATTTGACCTCAGTAAGTACATGACCGCAGAGGAACGAATTGAACTCTTTGCGAAAGATAATCCGGACATGCGTCAAAAGTCTGAACGTGAGATTGTTGACGGTATGGTTTATGTAACTGTTATTTTATGGCGGACATGGGCTGACCCTCATCCTTGGGTTTATGGGATGGCGGCTGAAAGTCTTAAAACTCAGTTTGCGGTAGAAAAAACAGAAACGTCCGCTTATGCAAGAGCGATTACAAATACTGGATTGCCTCAGTACTCGACAACAATTGACGGCCAAAAGGCACCAAGAGCAAACAGGGCTGAAATGGAAAAGGTTGTTGCAGAAAAAGAGCAGACCTTCAAGGAGAAACTTGAGGCAAGACAAAACATATACGGCCAGTCAGGAAACTCTAAGAAAATAGAACTAGCACTTAGAGAATCTTTTGCCGCTGATAAGCCTGAGCCGGAACCTGTTGAATGGTCAGTTGGTGACGTGGTTGATAACTTACCTAAGTCTGAGCCAATGCCAATGCCTTGCGAAAATGGCAAAACAAAGTTACTTCAGGGTATCAGCAAGGGCGGAAAACCGTATTACGGTCATGTATGTAATTGCGGAAAACCTAAA